GGATATAAAAAATGTAGAGGCTGGCCTACCTGATAAGATTAGAAAGAATGAAAAAGCATTAGCAGACTTTAAAAAAGATTATGCAGAAAAGAAACTTAACGCCCAACTAACTACCGCCGGGTTAGTAGGTTTAGGTATGACAGTCTATATGATGGCATATATGCTAGCCGGGGATGAAGAAGGGGACGATAGTAGAAACCCTGTAGCTAATGATAGTATGGAGCAATGGATGCGGTTTGGTAGATTCCATATACCTAAAGAGTTCTTTGGTGGAGAAGAAGATTTTGTAGTCCAACTACCTTGGGGTTTTGGCCTTGGTGCTTTTGCTGCGGCAGGGGCTCAACTAGCTGCTGTAATAGGCGGTCGTCATACATTACAAGATGCGCTGTCTAATGTGGCTTTCCAGATATCACTAGATTCCTTTGTGCCATTGCCAGTATCTAGGATGCAACCAGCAGATGATCCTTTAGGGTTTGCTGTAGATTCAATAATGCCTAGTGTATTGCGCCCTGCAATAGAGTGGCTAATAAATAAAAATGGCTTAGGTCATACTATCTATAATGCTAGTAATAGAACTATGGGTGATGCATACACAGGGGGTGATAAAATCCCTGAGATATATAAAACAGCATCTGCTGCTCTAGTAGAGAATGAGTTTATTGGCATGGGCAACGCAGATTTTAGTCCTAATACTCTATATTTCTTAGCTAATAGTTACGCTGATGGTATAGCTAAAATAGCTGAACTGGCCTATAGCTTTACACAGTTAGCTGATGATAAGAAAGCCTTTGTAGCTAAAACAGATATACCACTTCTTGGGTCTTTCATTGGATCTAACTCTGATGTAGTTACTCGTGACTATACTAAGGTAGCTGAGAAAGTAAAAGAACTACAAAGAAAGCTTAATAACTTTGAAAAAGATCCTGAAATGGCTCTTAAATATTTTACTATTCATCCTTTTGATAGGGATATTGTAGAGGTATATAACGCAGCTAGTGGTGGACCACTTAAAGATTTACAAACGGAGGCTAATGAAATACGTAGAAGTACTATGCTAACACCTAAAGAAAAAACGCTTGCGTTAAAAGATAATAAGCAAATGCAAAGTCTTATTAAAGAGCATCTACTTACTACCTTTGAAGCATACGGTATTAAGCCTTAACTAATGCGCCAAGTTCTAACCCCTAGGTGGGCATCCTTTATTGAGCAATAGCTCTTTACACGCACCTTAGCCCGTTTAGCCCCGCAGTCAATAGCATAGATTAACTCTGCGGGGCGCAATGTAGGGATAAAGAAACTATCCCCCACTGACATACCCTCAAATGGTAGCACCCACTCAGGCTCAAGTATCTGACTCGGTATCATCCTCTGAGTCCATAGAAAACACGCTCCTAAAATGATACATAGGCGTTGGTTGATTCTCTTGGGCTAGCTTCCACCCTGTAGATAACCTGCCCTTTCTTGCGCTAATTAATATCTTCTTTTCGGTCATAGCAACTTCAAACTCTCTACTACTTATATTGCGTTTAGCAAGATAGGCTTTAAACTCAGTTTTAGATACTTGTGTTATACCTTCATCTGAGGATATTCTAGCCACAATAGCTCCCATAGGTTCTTTTATAACATGTCTATCTTTTATCTTTAGGGTGTTACCTTCAAACTTATTAAGAAAATCACCTAGTATCGCACAGTAGTCTGTCTTATTTAACTTTACTACCTTGTCTCTTATCTGTATCAACTCTAGTAACATTACGCCGTATACACGCTCAATATCTAATTCAATTATACCTGCCTCTATAGCTATTTCACCGCCAGCAAAAATAGCAGCTATCATATTCCGATAGAAGCGGTAAGCCACAACATCTCCAAAGTCTGCTAAGAATCTATTATGCCATTTATCTAGTTTTACTTTAATTGGTGGTTCTCCTAGCCTATATAGCTCCTTTATATATACAGTACCCGCATGTCCATAGTTTAATCTAAAAGTCTCAAATATCTTTTGACCTAGTTCACTACCACCTTCACCTAGCAATGGAGTTGGCGGTCTTACTAACATTTCAATTACTCTAGCCATTTCACCATCTGGACTACCTTTTATGGCCTCAAATTTATTAACAACTGAATGATTAGAAGTAAGGACGGCAATTAAAGAGGCGGGCATTTCATGGGCACGTTCTGCATTTACAGATGCTTGCAGCCTGATCTTAGCTTTGCCTTGAGATACCTTATGCACTAAGTCAGATAAAACCTCAGGAGACTTACCACCTACTTCATCCATACCAAACATGATGTTATGGAATCCTAGAAATCTCTGGGTTACACCATTATCTGTGCCAGATACTACGCATAGTTCTCGAGGGTTTCCAAATATACTAAGCCCTGCATATAGTGCTCCTGTTTTAGCCACACCAGATTCACCTAATAAACTTACAGTACCGCCGGGGGTAGAGGTCATATGCATTAAAGGACTCCCAAACCCAATAAGCATAGTGAACGCATGTTGTTCAAAACCAGCCACATCTAGTTGTTTAGTTGCCCATTTCCAGTCAGAATACGTACCACTTGATACTAAAAACTTAGCAATATCTTTAACATATGGAGACGAGGCGGCATCAACTACCGTACCATCACTTCGTACTTCCTTATCACCTATAACAAAGGCTTGTTTGTCCTCTGTCCAGCCCATTTGCATACGCATGATGTCTGCTTTAGCTGTGTTAATCATATACTGACTCCATTTAATTACATAATTTATGAGGTGGGGTACTACTGAGGGAATACATATCACCCCATTTGATGCCATGATATCTTGGAACCTATCCTTTGAATAAACAGACTTCATTGGTAGTAAGAATTCTCTTGGTTCATCGTTAGGAAGTAGTAGCCGCATTGTTAAGCACTCGCCATCTAACGGACTGTACATACGCTGTATTGGAAATAAATCATGCGCTGATATAAGCGTAGGCTCACTATTTTGTTCTTCCCCATCCTTATCCGGCTTTTGAGGAGCAGCGTAATAGATACCCCCATTTAACCCTCTAACAAACGGTTTTAGGAATCCCGGTAGTTCTTTGATATTCTTGGTACTCTTCTTTTCCCAAATTGGCTCCTCTTTATCTGACGCAACGGCGGCTTGGAATTCTCTTCCAAGTACGATTGGGGTTTTGATTCTTCCTCTATGTGAACATCCTTCGCACTGACTTGGGAAGTTATTAACAAACCAGTCGCATGTACGGGGGGCATTAAAAGAACGGGCAGTTTTCTCTGTTTCATCACTATTATAATTCTCATATTCATTAGACATCTTATGTATGGCTTCAGCTCCGTCCGCGCAATGTACTGCTACGGTTAGTCCAGCCGCCCATTGATCCCGAGCTACTGTAGCTTGATTCTCCAACATATACCGTATCTGATTACATCCCGTACCTTTTAGACTCTTATCTGCTAGTTCATTAAATGTATAAGCAAAGTTGTCCATCTTCAACATCTTGCGGGTTTCTTCGTCTAGCCCCTTAGATACAGTAGCCAGTATGTCCTTAACAGGTATTTCTTCGCCTAATAACTCTTTAAATGACGCAAAGTTATACTGATTAAACTCAGTAGTTAGAAAACTAGATAGGCATGGGGGGTCAGTTTTATAATTAAGCGTGTCAGGACAGCGCATAATACGGGCTGCATCTGCCATAACTGAAGGGTCAGCGTATAGTCTTGATATACAGAACTGCTTAAACTTCTCGGCGTAGGGTAAGTATTCCGCTATAGGAACCTCTTCTTCTAATAGCCAATAAGCATGAACTCCTGTACCTGAGTCTATCCTGACGGGTGGGGGTAGTCCTGTTTCTTCTAGGAATTTATCAAGCGCAGTTAAAGCGGCTTCCTTACTAATATAGCCCTTTCCTTCTGCTGCCTTATCAGCGCCTACATCTAGGTCAATGAACAGCGACCTGTAGTAAATGCAGTTATCAGCCTTCCTACTAAACCCATCAAAAGAACCTAGTGCAACATATGTGTTTAAGCCTTTGCTTTTTAGTTTTTCTACTTCTTTAAATACATCATCTAGTGTTTCTGCAAAACGGTTGTTTGTTTTCTTAGTATTTTGGTTTATTCCGCTAACACAGTAAACACCCTGCTTGGGTAACGCTTTCTCATAGAATTGTTTTATCATAGCGCAGAGTATATAAAAGCGGGTTGCCCCGCTTTTGGTTAGAAATGTAGAGGTCTTTTATTTATTCATAGTAGCTAAATATGATCTGGCCTCTAATTGGGTTTTAACAGGTAGTACACCATCTTTTAAATCTTTAGTAACAACATCTAAGAAATCTTCTACTTGTTCTTGATGCTTATATCTTAAAGGTTTGCCACGGAACCAGCTATGAATTGACATCCGAGTTACACCAAATGCCTCTGCCACACAAGTAGCAGGTAGGTTTGCCTCAACACATGATAAAGCAAGGGCTATCCCCGGATTATTAGCATTGGACTTATATAACTCTAATAGAAATTTTTCGCTGTAGCTCCGTGACATGTAATGCTCCTTATTTTTTAGACCACTTCTTAACTACATCAGACACATCTACTGGCGTATCTTCCCCTGTTACCTTAGACCCACTACGCTTAATAGGCTCAGACTCAGTAGGTTGTACTGGTGTAATTAACCCATCACCAGCTTCTCCTCCTTGAAAGACTGTAAGTTTAATTGCCATTTCAGCCGCTTGGCTTTTAGCTTGCTTCGTTATGATAGCTAGATCTGCCTCAGGTACAGCACCAACAGGAGAGAACATTACTTTAGGTGTAGCTGATGATGTATCAAACTGCATCTTGGTAATAACGCGCCCAGCACTTACGTTGTGCGATGCTAAGTGTTGTACATAAGGACGGAAAGGCCATTTGCCGCTATCTTCTTTACCAAAGGTAGACATAGCAGGTAGTACCAACTGCATTACATCTCCGCCCGGATCGGCAGGTAGGACAACAGCCGTGCGCCAAGACAACTTACATTTAGTACCTACGCCGTTATCGCCTGATCCTTTTACACTATTAGGGCAGGTGTTACAGCTAATTGCTGGTGGGTTAGCTACTTCTGGCTCTGGAGTTTCTGAGTTGCTAGACCAGCATACTGGACTAACCTTAGCGCCTTCTACAAAACCAGCATCATAGAACATACGTGAGGCTTTATGGGCCATCTTCACGATAATAACATTCATATAACGCTCTTCTATAGCACCTATTTCTTTACCGCCTGAGTACTTACGGAATACACCGCCTTTAATAGATAGCCGTTTGTTCTGTCGTGCGCCACCGCCACCTGATACTGCAAGTGTATCTTCATCTAGCCCTGTTTGAATAAGGGATGGGTTGTTTGCTAGGATTGTTGCTAGTTCGTTACTCATATCGTGGGTTCCTTTTAACTAAATTAACGAGAGGCGGGTTTACGTACTACTATGCCAAATTCCCGCATTACATTCACTCCGGGGGGTAGTCCATCTTGCTCATGCCCGTGGAGGAATTCTTTGAAATTGCCTTGATGAATACGCCGTTCTAATAGCTCTAGCGCATCGTTCTCAGCAACAAACTTCCTAAAGTTATCCCAGTCTGAACATATAAAACGCTCATTAAGCTTACGCATTACTGTACCAGCTTGGGTCTTAATACTATCAGCATTTGACTCATTACATGTTGTAAGCATGGTCTGCTCTATGACTACCATATCTTCTTTGTACTTCCTATCTTGTGTCTCATACTCGTCAAGCAGTTTTTCACGTTCACCACGTATTGTCAAGTATATTTTTACTAATTCTTCTAAATTATTTTTCATGGTTATATTCCTAGCTCCTGTTTATAAAGGTCTACAAGTTTTTCGTGGCTAGTAACCTTATTTTGTAGCATCTGGTACATCTTTCGTTCTACTTCTGATCCTTGTAGATGCACTACCGTCATGCTATTGACTTGCCCCACACGGTCTATACGGGCGATACACTGTAAGTAAGTCTCTACACTCATTACTGGAGACCAAAATACAACTGTATTAGCGGCGGTTAAAGTTACTCCATGAGATGCTGCTTGTGGTTGGATAATTAAAACTCTCGTTTGGGCGGTAGTCTGAAATCTATTAATGATATTTGCCCGTTCTCTTGCTGGTACATCTCCATTTATTATTTCATTTGATATCCCCTCTTTTATTAAGTGTCTTGATACCAGTGCTATCGTGTGCCTAAATGGCACGAATACGATAACCTTATGTTCTGTCTCCTCCATTACCTCTATTAGGGCGTTAAGGCGTGGGGATACATCGAACTCAATTACTTCTCTAGTGTCAGTGTATACAGCCCCACCAGAGATCTGTAGTAGCTTAGTAAGCTTTGCTGCCGCATGGACTGCGCTGATCTGTTCGCCAGCGGCCTCTATTAATAGTTGATCTTTTAGTTCTTTATAGTACCTACTAACCTGCGGAGTAAGCGGTACTTCCCTTGTCTGATACATAACTTTCGGTAGGTCTAAGCACTCAGCCTTTGCAAATCTAATTGCTGGCTGTAAGGCGTTATAGACATCATCCCTAGCGGTAGGCTTGGGGGCCCACTTAAACCTAGAAACTTGGTGCATTATCTTATCGCGCCACGCGGTAAAATACTTAGGTACACCCCCCGGGGATACAAGTTTAGCTAGTCCAAAAGCATCTAAGGGAGATTGTGAAGCGGGGGTTCCGGTTAGCATCCATAGCCTTGTAGATGGCATTAATATCCTACTTAGGGTTTTCCAACGCTTAGTTGTAGCAGTTTTATATGCATTAGCCTCATCTATCACTATGAGATCAAACCCTAACTTCTTAATATCCTCTTGTACAATGCCAACCCCATCATAGTTAATGATTACAAACTCATACTGTCCGTTAAGAATCTTCTTGCGTTTACTAGCTTCACCATAGGCTACGGCTACAGTTCTGTGCATAGCTGTCTTAAATATATCTGCTTGCCATGCGGAGTACATGATTGTTAGGGGGCATATAACTAATACTCTTTTAACTAACCCCATATTCATAAGGTAGTCAGCCGCCCAGATAACAGATGAAGTCTTACCTGTACCCGCCTCATTAAAGCAGAAAGCCCTATCTTGTAAGGATAAGAACGCGGCGGTTGTGACTTGGTGTTTGAATGGGGTGTATAGTCCGGGCCAGTTGTAGTCCCGTGTTATAGGGGAAGGTAGTTTTCCCCCACCAGTAAACGTCTTGTTCAGACGTTGCATTTCTTCAATGCCCCAATAAACTAATAGCTCAGTAGTATCGAAATCCTTTGAGAGAACTTCGCACTTTTCTATGTGGTCAACTATGTATTCGGCATGGGCATTTACTACACGCAATTTAATTGCGCAGTCTTCTACTATTTCCACAATGGCCTTTAACTATATGGTTCGTTGAGATTAACAGCCTCAACTGCCGTTCCAATTACTTGTTACTGATAGTTCCTTGCTCTATTCTTACTAGGGCTTTCTAGTTTATACCCATCTTTATTAGAGCCGCCTTTAGATAATGCTTTCTTATGGCTTACATCCATGCCAGTACGGTCAACACCTTTCTTGTCTAAGGCACGCCTAGCCTTTTGTCTTTCCATACGGTTTGGTAACTCTTTACGCTCTTTCTGCTGCTCGTATTCTTTCTTATAAGGTCTTGGCTTGTTAACGTAGGGCATTATATGCTCCTTCAGTAGTTACCTTCTTTGTTTATGGAACTCACATGTCTTTACTGGACACCACCCACATAGTGGAGTTGGGTTAGGCATCCAACTATCATTCTTATAAGACAAGTTTAGTCGTTCAAGATCACCTTTAAAATAATCCCACAAGATGTCTATATCTTTACGATTATACGCTTCTGGCATGAAGCTGTCATGCATCACAAACAACAGCCCCGCCTTAATCTTTTGAAGTTGGGGAAAATGAGCAAAGGCCATCAACGCCATTAACTTCAGTTGCTTTGGTTCTGGGTACTTATTACTGCCCGTCTTATAATCCACAATGAAAGCTGTATCACCGTCTATGATTATTAAGTCTACTATGCCCCGCACCCAGAAATCTTTATCCGTGAACTTACAAGGTTCTTTATTGGCATTGAGCGCCATACGGTGTTCTGGTAACTTCTCCCCCGGTATAGCTGCTAAGGAATCTAGTACCGGTTTGAAACGCTCATAGTTCTTTGCTAAGGGCTTACCTTCCGCTACATAGTCTTCACACGCCTTATGTACTTCATTACCATACAGCATCTGAGGTGTAGCGCTTTTCTGAAACCGTTTCAATACCTTTACTTCTTGGTACTGCTTAGGGCAGTTGATATAATCTTTTAAAGAGGAGAACGACCATGTATAACTCATCTTTACATACTACCCTATAAGTAAACTTAGTACAACTATTTTTTTAGTTTAACTATCTTGTATTTGTATGCGCCTGATCTACCTGATGTGTAGATACGTTTACTAGCTCGTAACCTTTGTAATGCTTTGCTCACAGTGTTAGCCCTAGTCTCACTAGCCCCTGATGGGAGTATGTTTATCTTAATGTCCTTACATACACAGTTAGGGTTGTTAGCTACAAACTTAAATACTTCTTCTTGGGCGCATGTGAAGTTCTTATAAACGGCGTTGTTTAATACATTAATACCGTTAACCTTTGCTAGTATTTCTTTAATACCCTTTAGGTTTCCTTCTCCAGATAGTCCAATATATTGCGCCCCTACTGGATATCTCATTACAGGTATAATTGTGCTCTTAATCATGTTTTACGGTGTTCCCAATCATCTCGGCAGCTGTTATCACACCACCTTGTACCTATAGTTGTTAAAGGCTCATCACAGTTAAGACAGTAGCCTGTAGGATCTACCTCTAAGGAGGGTCTATTAATCTTTCTCCTTATAATTTCCTCTCGATCCATACGCTCTTGTGTTCTATCTGCATCATCACTCATATTCTTAGTCCTTTTTACTCTCAAACGCTATAAGCAGTTCAAGATAGTGCTTTGCCTTCTTTAAATCCTCTATACCATTCTTTTTACGCCACCTACATACATATTTAATCACATTACCCTCTATATAGGGGATATTATTCATTTGGATAAATTCTACGGGTTGTACTGCCATCTCTTTATAGTGCCCCCCGCCTTCTTGTAGTTCTAGCGCACTCATTCTTCCCCCGCTGAAGCTATTTTATCGCCTAGCTTCATAAGTATAGAAGCTCCATCTTTTTGATTAAAACATATACTACTGATCTTTATTTGCATATTC